GTAGTTGGTCTGTTGCTGAGGTTCCCTGCAATAGTAGGGTGAGCGTTTCCGATTAAAGATTCGTTATCTCCACCTACTGTACCAGCAGTGAATGCAAGATTTAATACATTCGCGCCTTTGGTTTGCTTCGTTTGAGCCATAGAACGTGCTAATGCTTTAGTATAACGAGTAGAAATCTTATCATACAAGTTATCTTCAACATTCTCCTCAGTGAGTGAGAATGCGAGAGCGACTGTCTCATGCATATAACGTGCTGTGTAAGTTTCTTGTGCGGTATCATAAGTAACACCAGCGCCTTCTGACTTAACGGCTGCTTTGTCGAAACCAGTTAACATCACTTCTTCTTCAAAAGCTCGGTCACTAGATTCTGTTTCGAAAATCTCTTGGTTTTGATTTTCGTATTGTTTGTACTCAAGTCCAAATAATGCATTCAGACCTGGCTCTAGCTCTTTTGCTAGTTGTTGTCTTGATATAGCCATATTATGTCCTCCTGCTATTCTTTATACTTGTGTTCATTGATCAAAACTTCAGCAACGGTATTTGCGCCAAATGCATTACGACCGACTTTTTTTGAAAAGCCTACGCAACGTAAATTGTCGTTACCTGCTGCAGAAGTTGCGAAGCCTACGGCTTCGGCCCCTGAAACACCAGTAGTAGTTGAGCCGGCGCCTGCTGAAATATCTGAAGTCTGACTGATGTCAGTTTGAGCTCCAGAACCTGCGTCTTGTATTTCGAACACCTGGTAAGGGTTGTCATACACGAAGACAGTTGTCGCTAGACTAACGGCTTTTTGGTTTGAGAAAATTGGTTTGCCTGTTGTAGAATCATCGTAGTTACATCCCCAGAAAACACCTATACAGTTTGTAGCATCTGTTCCACCATCTGCGGCTGCAAATAGTACAACATCTCCTCCTCCCTCAGCGATCCTTACGGCATCGCCTTGAAAAAGAGCTACACCATAACTTGATAAAGTTATATAGCTGTTTGCTGCGGAAGCTGTTCCTCCGCCGATTTTTCCAATAGGGTTCATACCAAATGCGGCATCTAAATTTGCCATATTGTTATCCTCCTTAAAGGTTATTGTTTAAATCGATGGTTAGATAAGACTAAGCCTTATTTGAGCCACCAAAAGTTACACGAGTCTGCCGTTCTTGATTGATCGGCATACTTGGATGCTGTTCCTTTAAGACATCGTTTTCTAAAGCCTCATTGCGATCCATAGTTTTCTTCCTATAGTACTCTTCACGCGACTTTGCGAGCTCTTCGGTTATCCTTGCCAGCACAAGGCCACCAACTCCGATTACCCCTGCGTATTTCCCGGTAGTCACTGATGGATAATCTCCACCCGGATATTCGTCAGCTCTCACTAACTCCCATCCAGATCTAATACTGCCGGTTATATTCTTTGTATCATCAAAGCCCATACTTTCGGCACGTAACCATCTATGTCTATACCCATCTGGCGCAGGTGGCGCATCTAGTGATGATGGGGGAGACCAAACTTTGGGTTTTTCTTCTTTAACCCTAGTTTCGCTCGCGCGGGAAGTTTTCTTTAGTTTATCTTTTGTCATGCTGTGTCCTCCATCGCGGTTAATTGTTTTGCATACTCTTCAAGTGGCACACCTAGTCTTTTAGAAATTGCGACCTGTGATGGTGTGAGTTTCACAGTTCTTCTGCGTCCTTTTGCGGCCGGACGAGAGGCACTTGCTACATTTTGCACGGGTGCTGATGTAGATTGATCTACTTTATCAAATTTATGCGGGAAATCAAGTCTTATTCTTTTATCAACTTCTGCATAATATTCATCAGATGCTCCATCATAACCTTCCTCTTCCACAAGTTTTTTTATGGATATCAAATGCAGTATAAGTCATTGCATTATCAGTACCAAACCAAGCATTTTTCTTAGCCCAAGCATCCGCTTTAGGATCAGGGGGTCTTTGTGGTTGCTGTGGTGGTTGCTGTGGTGGTTGAACTTGTCTTTGTCCTGTAGGTGGTTTCATATGATCCGGAACTGGCTTTTCTTCCATTTC